TGAGCCGCACTGCCTTGTGGAGTAGACCACATAGATGGTGTGGCTAATGCCGCGAAATTCACATTTGATTTTTTATCAGGAGAAATATCTTCAAGATTATACGATAGTCCTAATGATTCTTTCGCTTTTTTGGCATAGTCAACACCAATACGCTTACCGATTTTTGGTTCCAATCCTAACTTTAAAAATAGATCGTCTGATTTAGTTTTATCCCATTCTTTTACCACGGGTTCTTCGAGAATTTCGGCTTGTTCTTTTTCATATTTTTTTAGTAAACGATCACACGATTCTGGTTTCAGAACACCAACGGTTTCAAGTGATTGAGCATTAAAACCATATGCACCCATTTTTCCATCAAGTGCCACAAAAGAATAATTTTTTTTGGAAACATCTTGAGCAATTGTTTCCATTAATTTTACAATTTCTTCTTGTGTTAATGGTCCTATTTGTGTATTTCCTAATGCATCAGACAACATATTATGCTAACTCCGTTTCAGTCGTCAATTTTGGTATTCCGGCTACCACATTTTGTTTATAATTATATTGCCAACCAAATTGATTGGTATTCTGATTGCGTTGGACGCGCCCAATCATATTGTTAGCTGGTTGACCTACCCCCTTGAAATCTGTGCGGCCTTCCACAAATGCGGCGGCATTCTTTTGATATTCTTTATTTTTCAAGGCTTCAGCCACACGATTTAAATGTTCAACTGATTGCCCAGTGGCTAAAGCGGCTGACCGCACATCAGTAATTTTTTTCCATTCAGGATTGGCCTTTCCATTCTCTCCGAGTTGTGGAAAACGCCATGTCGGTTCAAATTGTGAATTTGCCGTAATGTTTTCTACAGCACCTTGACCATGATATTGACCACATTTCATACGATTGTAAATAACTTGGGCAACATCAGCCCATCCTTGAGCATAATTCTCTTCACGAGAACACACAGCCACAATTGTCCAGAATTCTTGTTCTGGACTGGCAACAGCCGCTGGAGCAGGACCAGATGACGCAGGAGGCGCTCCGGTTGACGAAGGTGAAGACGTATTCGGCATAGGTGTTGTACTCGACATTTCTGGACTCACACTTGCACTTTCAAGTGGGGTAGCCAAGGGATTAATTTCGGGATTGGCACGATCTGCTCCATTCGTTTGACCAGACCCATCTCCCGGACCTAAAACAGGTGTATTTGTAGGGGTTTCATCAAAATTCGTTCTTGCATGTTTCCCGACCATCACGCCTAACATAGCTGGTTGTTGACATTCTTCACCATCAAGGAAAAATCCAAAGACCGTTGAACCTTCAACAGGACCGGTAGGCGACCACCCAATGCCACTAATTCCTGCTGAAGTAACGGGCATAATAGGCCACGCCCATGGTAAATCACCGGTTGGTAAAATTTCTGTACTCGATGTGTGATAACCATAGATACGGACTCGACATCTTCCAATTCGAAGGGGGTCGTCCCGATCTTCCACTACACCAAGCCACCAATTAAAACCTTTGCTACTATTTGAAAAGAAATTTTCCATTAAAATCTCACTAATTCCTGAATAGGTGTATTATACGAATCTTTGACAATTTCTATATTCATAGTATGACGAAGAGGGGTAATTAAATGACGAACGGCAGTGATCATATAAATGCCAGAAATAAATGGATCCCATAATGTCGCTTCGTTGTCTCCTGTTTTTTTATTGCCGACACTCGGATATTTTAAATAAATTAAATTACCTACCTCAACATCGGTACGTCCGGGAACCGTGATTTCCACTTTCAAATTATTCATATCTCCAAAAATACTATTGCGCTGTGTAATATAATCAAACGGTCGCATTTCGCTATATTGATTATCATTGGTCAAATTCTTTTTATGAATAATCGAAAAAAATCTTCTCGATTCAATATTACGCGGCACGTTAAAAGGAAATGTCATATTATCATTTGCGGGAGTATAATTCACGTTTCCTTGATTGGCTTTATAATTTTCCATATGAACAACATCCGGAAAATAAAAAACATGATCGTGTTCAAACGTTTCGGCCTGTTTATCTAATAAATCATAGGTTGTTAAAACACTGGCAAAGTGACCACTATCCTGCGAAAACAATAAATCATTTTGTTTAGGAAATTTAATCTCTTCAATAATTTTATATCCATAATCAATATTAATTTTGCCTTGTTTAAATACGGACTCTGGATGTTCTTCTGGATTTAATACTTCACCTTTAATTTCAGACACAGGTTTCTTTGTATATTGATATTCCGAGAAAATCATTTGAGCATTTAATTGTTCTTTAATGATACTTTCTAACGAGGCAAAATAAAATGATTTAGTGGTTTCAAAAAATAAATAACTGGGGGCCGCATTTTCTTTACCCTGAGCACGTTTGGCTAAATAATTTAAACATTTAAATGGAGTCCAAAACGTTGGTAAAAATGCAGACCGAGAACGATGTGGGCGATCTCCAATAACTAATTCACTAACAATTGGGTCGTCAGGATCTACAAACCGTTTCATAGAAATATGATCATTAAAAATTTCTTCTGCGATCATATCAGTCGTATCATCATATTTTTTACTTAATCGAGTAATATTATCTTCGATGGCTTCCATAGAGCAAAACATTAATTTGAATAATTGTTCTCGATCTTCATTCAATACACGATCTTGAATAGAATATACGGCAAACGACTTTGCAATATAATCGTCATCACTTCCACCAAAACCGGGCGTAATAATTTGCATGGTGATATATTCATTCCCAATAATAGGAAATGTGCCTAACAGATTTTTTGAATCACTTAAAATAAGATGCCCATGAAGTGCATTCGAGTACATATCTTCAAATATAACAATTTCAACTAAGAAATTATTTACATCTAAGACTTCGCCTTTAGTATTGCGTAATTCTAGACGTTCTATCAGAACGTCGCCCGGTATACGTGGTTGAGTAGGTTCCATGCGTCAATTATTTCAGCAAACGGTTAAATTCCATCAAAAAGTTATTTATTTGACTGGGAGAAATGGCTAAGATATTACGTTTGGTTTCGTTCATTTGTGTTTCATAATCAATATTTGTCACTTCAATAGAACCTTCAGTTCCTTCATCAACAATAACGGTCGGATTGCTTTCTAAACAATAATGATGAGTTTCGTAAATAGATTCCAAATCTCCATATTTATCAATTGCATAATTAATTAAATCATTTTGATTTAAAGGCCATTCCTGTCTAGGGTCAGTCATGTTATTAACAATAAAAAATGTCCAATGATAATGAGGAGTCTTATATAATAAATGGGATAAAATTTCCGGCGTTTCACCTTCTTGAATTGTAATCGGATCTAAATAACTTAAATTTCGAAGATAACTATTTGCCGACACACGAACAAAAATATCAGTGGTTAATTTTCTAGAACCGTCAAAAGGATATTGAATAACAGGAAATAAATTAAACATATTAGAACCCTTGCTTTGCGCGTTTGTTAGTTAACAGTTCTAATTCTTGGAATGTTAATGTTAAAGTAATTTCAGTAGGTTTACCTCCAACATTCGATAAAAATGTTGTAAAACCTTCTTGGCCACCGTATGAAACATCCATGTTAATTAAGGCTGATTGAGCAATCTTTCGAATATTTTCATTTTCTTTCTCTTTATAATAATATGCAATCACAAATTCTGATGGATAAATGAAAAAATAACCAGAATCATCTTGTTCTGGATGCATATGAATAGCAAAGGTTTGAATAATATTTTTTACATCTTCAAATTCTGCTTCACTTTCGGGTGCAAATCGATATGTAAATTGAAACTGTCGGAATCCCATCGAACGAAAAAGCTGTTCTTTATATGGATTTTCGACTTTCTTTGAAAAGGCTTGAACTAAATCATTTGATGGAAGAGCGGATAATGGATTGGTTGTGCCTTTTGTAGCTTTTGACATTTTAGACGCATTTCGTAATGCAATACCTGCGGTATCAAGGGGATTGGCTAACATATTTGCCAATCCTGAATTACCAGAGGCAAAGGCACCAACAAATGACCCCAAATCAGCCGAACTCCACGACGCACTGTATTTAAATGCAGGATTGGATTGCACTTGTAGTGCAATGGCTGTCGTGCTTGAATATAATGTGTCTGTACCTTGAATCAGACTACTTCCCACACCCATAGCGGCACCTTGGACGAGACCTTTCACTCCTGACCATGCGGCTCGTCTATTTACAACTTGTTTTTGTTGTTTACTCAATGGATTACCCAATTTATTTTTAGAACTACTCTTTGAAAATAATCTGGTATCTGTGCTTTTTGATAAAGCAAATCGTAATCCGCCATATGCTAGTCCTGATGCCACCGCCTGCGTTTCTGTTGCATTCTGACTTTCGGCGCGATTTTCGCCAGTGTCGGTAAGAGCACGACTACGAGTTGGTTGATTTACTATTGAATTTCCGCGAACTAAAGGATAAAACATCACATAATTTGGTACTTCAGAAGTACCAACTTGCTCTGGGTATTTTAATATTGTTTTTGTTTCTGCACCATTTCCTATAGTTTTTATTGAATTAGAACGAACTATAGCATCCCGATCAAACGAACCTTGAGGTTTTGTTTCTTCTGCCATGTGAATAAATATCCTTTAAAAAGGGAAATAAACTGTAACTAATATTTATATGAGTCATTCAAAGGAAACGTTAAAAGGGTTTTATAAAATCCACCATCCGGAAAAGTATGTGGGAGACCACACACGAATCATTTTTCGTTCAAGTTATGAATTAAAATTCATGAAATGGTGTGACTTTACCCCCTCAGTCGTGGCATGGGGGTCAGAAGAAGTCGTTATACCTTATTTATCACCTGTTGATAACCATATTCATCGATATTTTGTAGATTTTTATATCAAAGTAAAAGATCGAAATAATAAAGTTCAAAAATATCTGATTGAAATCAAACCTCTCAAATTTACCAAAGAACCACCCATTCCCAAGCGAAAAACAAAGCAATTTTTACATGAAGTCATTACATGGTCTGTGAACCAAGCCAAATGGAAATACGCTAAAGAATACTGTTTAGATCGAGGATGGCAATTTTTGATTTTAACAGAAAAAGAACTTGGTATACCGCATAAATAATACATATGGCACAAATGACATTTAGAAATCCCAAAACAGGCCGTTTCGTTACAAGTTTTGAAAAACTTCGTTTAACGGCCAAAGGTGTCGATCATTCGTTTGATTGGTACATGCGGAAAATTCGAGAACTTATTGGCGCGAACATGACTGGCGACAAAGCTCTTCGCTCCGATTTAGGAACACTGGAAAGCTACTTAGAAATTGGGTCCATGTATTTGTATGCCTATGACCCCAAATTTAAAAAGACATTACCATATTATGATATTTTTCCATTAGTCATTCCAATTGACTATACGAATAAAGGTTTCTATGGTTTGAATCTGCATTATGTGCCGTATATGGTCCGTACGAAAATCTTGGGATCATTATTAGACTACACTGATGGAGAACCATCTTCAACAACAAAAATGCAAATCAGTTGGGAATTATTAAAAGGACTATCAACGATTAAATATATGCAACCGTGTATCAAACAATATTTAAATACGCATGTCAAAACGCGGTTCATGAAGATTGCTCCAACAGAATGGAAAGCCGCCATCTTCTTACCTGTGGATAATTTCCAAAAGGCCACCAAACAAAAAGTTTTTGAAGATTCTCGGAGAATGTATGGCTCAAACTAATATTCAGCAATTTCGTTCAACGGTTGGCGTCGAAAATCTTGCCAAAGCAAATAGATTTGAAGTTGAAATTCAGACTCCTACTATTATGGGCATTAAAACGCAACCGCTTATTAATTTATTTTGTGAAGAAACTGCGTTTCCGGGTTTAATGATAAACTCGGCTCCTATTCGTATTAATAATTTAAATATTCCTCGTGCTTCAACAATTGATTTTGGTGGTAATCAGTTAAATTTTACGTTTTATTCTGATCAAAAATTTTTGATCAAAGAATATTTTGATACATGGATGCGGAAAATTATTGACCCAAAGACACGTGAAATTGCCTTCTATAAAGAAGGTCTTAAAACAAATTATTCAACCACATTAATTATCAAAGCTCTTGATACCCAAGATAATGTTATTCAAGAGTTTGAAATTTTTGAAGCCTATCCGCGAGCGATTGCCCCATTACCAGTATCACATAACAATCCTAGTATTCATAGAATTGCAGTGACGTTTACCTATAAAAAGTGGGAAACTCGCAAAGAATTACCGGTGCAAACACCAAATCCCGAACGTCCTGAATTTAGTCCTTTTGAACCAGAATATGATGCCACGGTTAATGCTGACATTAATTTTGGAGACTATGCAAAGAAAATAGCATTAGGTGGTTTAGGGCCAGAAGATATGGTACGATTCGATAATCTTGTAGACAAAGACGTTAATCCAAATTATCAAAAAGGCTTTACTTTGGAAAACCGAACACCTAAAGATCAAGAACTTTTACCGTTACCAACAGATCCTCGACGCCAAAGAAAAATACAATCTGGGCTGTCTGGTATTCCTGATCAAGATTATCAAAAAACGACAACACCAGAAGATTCTAAAACACACGGTCAATATATTTACACATCTCAATTAATTATTAATATTGTTAAACGAATTTTGAATAGGAGATAACATGGCAATACCTAAAATTGCAATTCCCACTTTTGATGTGACGCTGCTGACTACTAATGAAACGGTTCGAATGCGTCCATTTGTGGTCAAAGAAGAAAAGCTCTTAATCATGGCCGCAGAAAGTGGTGAAACCCGTGAAATGATTCGAGCGATGCAAGATGTGATTACCGCGTGTAGTAATGAGATAATTGATGGAACCAAATTACCGTTTTTCGAATTGCAAAACATTTTTATTAAATTACGTTCTAATTCTATTGGTGAGGAATCTGAATTTAATCTTGTTTGTGGCAACTGTGAAGACCGTCGTCCATTTACATTAAATTTATCGGATATACAACCTAAATTTTTTGAAGGGCATACCAAAAAAATTCCATTGACGGACGATGTAGGTGTCATCATGCGGTATCCAACAGCCAGTGAAGCTCTAGAAGGAATGATGGATACCTTAGATATGGTTGCAACCTGTATCGATGTTATTTACACTAACGAAGAAAGTGTATCAACAAAAGATGAAAATCCAAATGATATTAAAGCCTTTGTAAATGATTTAACACCAGATTTATTTGCAAAAATTGCAGAATTTTTTGTCACTATTCCTCGTATTGAACACACGATTGAATATGTGTGTGAAAAATGCGAACAAAAAAATACCATTATTGTTGACGGCATAGAAAGTTTTTTCGATTAACCCTTTCACACGATAATTTACCAAATTTTTATCGAACCAATTTTTTATTAATGCAAGAACATCATTATTCTCTAACCGAATTAGAAATGATGATGCCGTGGGAAAGGGAAGTTTATGTAGGTTTGTTATTAACACATCTACAGAAAAAAGCGGATAAAAATAAAAGCGAAGGTTACTAAACAATCATGATTCAAATCAAAAAAACTCCAGTTGTTCATGAATTCAAAAGAAAAGTTGTTGCAGCATTAAAAGATAATGGCTTTGCCAAATTAACACAGGGCAAATATGCTCCATATTTGGATTCGGCTCTTGAGAGTTTGCATCATGATATTTCTGTCAACAAATTTTCATTTACTGATCCGACAACTGGAAAAGATAAGACATATAGTCTAACGAAAATTGGTGGTCCTGCCACTCCAGATTCGTTATCTATTCCTTCGTATTTAAATGCCTTTTTAACGGGTGAAGAAGGACTTTTTAAAAATAATCCTTTTTCGGATATAGATCAGGGTAGTTTAAATATTGAGAAGGTGGTCTTGCAATCTTTTGGTGTAGAAACAGATGTTGAACCCGGAAAAGAAACGGCTAGACCAAAAGAAACGTTTATTCGTCAGCCAACACAGCCAAAACCAACGCCCGCTGAAAAAATTTCTACACAAAAAACAAAACCTATTGCACCGGTAGGGTCTTCCAAAGCCACACCCAAACCTCGTACGCCTGCGCCTGCTCGAACGGCACAAACGCCAGCCACTTCTGCTACACAAGTTAAAACGGCGGCACCTGTTCCTACTACTGCACCGTCTTCGGTTAAAACTACAACACCCGTCCCAGAATCAAAAACAGAGGAACCGGTTGTATCTGCGGCCAAAGAAGTTGTTCCCGAAAAACCAAAGAAATCTGAACCAACTCAAGAACCTAAGAAAGTGGTTCCTCCAAAAAAGAAAATTGACGTTGGTAAAAAAGAAATTCGTGGAACAAAGAAACAAGCAGAAAAAATCAAAAAAACAGAGGAAGAAATTCAGGAACAAAAACGTCTAGACGCCATTCAAATGGCTCCCGTTCCGGAAGAGATTATTCAGAGACAAAAAGAAATTGTTTTTGGTGAAGAATTAACACAACAATTTAATGAACCTCTTGATTTGAGTGCCTCGAATGTTCGACCTACAAATTCACCCGAATTACCATTAGATTTTTCTGAAGAACAAAAACCCGAACAACTACCATTACCATTAGATAAATTAAAACAACCAACACGGACAATTGGTGATGTTCCAGAAAAAGAATATTTTCTCGATCAAATTCGCAACGCTGTTCGTCTTTCCTCAACGACTGGACAGTCAGAAGAAAATATCAACACTCAACAAGAATTTTTGAAATCATTTTCTCAAAACTTGAAATCGATGAATGTTGAATTATTAGCCGATTTGAAGGGTGATGAAAAAGATGTTCTTGAACAAACGTTAAAAGCTATCACCGATCTACAAACGGATACCAATGAAAAATTTGAAAAATCTATTCTCAGACTTGTCAAAATAGGAGAGGAAGTCAGGACATTGGGCGAAAAATATAAGCGCCCAGAAATGACAAAAATCGGGGAAGATGTTACCCAACAGGCTCGCAAGTCTCTCTTTAAAAAATATGGTATTTCTGAAGAAGAACCTGATACTTTTATGTCTCGTTTGAAAGGGAAAGCGCAACGAGATTGGAATCTTGAACCTAGTTTTGGAAAGAATCAAAGTTTTGCTGAAAATGTTCGCTCGCTTGGAAAGGCCGCAGTTAAAACATCCAAAGACTTTTTAACTCAACCACCTATTGAAGAAATTTTTAGACCGGGTGAATGGGAATATGATTTATTTGTTCCCAATAAAAGAAAACGAGAATTATTAGAAAAGAAAGTATTAGGTTCAGTTGAACAAAATAAAAAAAATAAACAACAAAATGAATTAAAAAATAAAATTCAATCTCAATTTGATGAAGTGTTGCGGCCCGAAGCCAAAATGCTTGAAGACCACAGTGTGTCTAAAGATGATAATACCCAACCATCATTATTTACAGAAAAACCGTCTGAATCAAATAAACCTGAAGAATCTGAAGTCACCGCACCTAAGCGTTCTCGGGTTTCACGTGGTTCTCAAAATTCTGATTCTCTCGAAAAAACTTTTGATTCATTAATTCAAAGTATTGATAAACTAATTGCCGCGTTAGAAAAAGTTACATCAAGCAATGAAAAACAGACAAAACAAATAGAAAAAACTGAAGAATCGAATATTACTAAAATTGAAAAGACTCAAGAAAAGGTTGAAAAAACTCTTGAAAAGACTAGCGAAGAAATGGTTCAACCCAAAGACCAAATCGCGACACAACAAGGTAAATTATCACTAGAGCCAGAACCAGCTAAAATTGTCCCTAAGCAAGGTGAATTGCCACTAGAGGGCGAAGAAAAAGCAGATAAAGAAGAAGACTTACGACAAGAACAAATTAAAGAAGAAACGGGATTTGATATTAATGCTCCCGCTAAACCCGAACCAGTTAAACCAGAAATTGCTCCCGTATCTAGTCAACCGCAATTACCATTTGGCGATGGGGAAGAGTCTTCACCGTCTACAAGTGGGTCTGGAGGAGAAGAAGGTTCTGGTTCTATTATTGATACCGGTATGAATATTGCTGATACTCTTTCAAATATTCCCGGCACTGGAAAATTGGGTAAAAAAGCCAAAGCTATAACCCGCTTGGCCAAAGGGAAAATGAAAAAAATTCTCGGTAAAGGCGCAGGTAAAATTATTGAAAAAGAAGGTGTTAAAGTTGCAGAAAAAGCTGGATTAAAATTAGCTGGCAAAGAAGCTGCAAAAATTGGTGGAAAAGCTCTTGGCAAATCTTTATTGAAAAAAATACCCTTAGCCGGTCTGTTAGCTGGTGGTGCTTTTGCGGCCCAACGAGCTATGAGCGGAGACTGGACGGGGGCCGGATTAGAATTAGCATCCGGTGCGGTATCAAACATACCTTTGGCTGGAACAGCCGCCTCGTTTGGT